AAGGATTGCTCCAACCCATACTGCGTCTTCCTTCCTTTTCCTTGCTATTCTGCGCCTCTGTGCTGCCTCAATCTGCATCTTTGCCGTCTCGCGCTTGTGCGCTTCGTCTTGCTCAATGACTATCTTCTGCCACATCTTTTCGTACTTACCCCACAAGTCACCAAGTTCTGGCGGGGCTTTATAGACCATCGTCTCTCTTAACTCTACTAACATTGCATCAAGTCTAGCCCGAATAATTACCCGGTTCAATGCCCTTTTGCCAATAGAATCAGTGCCCTTGTACACTTCTGTGGCTTGCGCTTCCTGCGCCAAGAACGCTTTGCCAATGTTGTCATACGCATCCATCAACGCGCCAAGATCGTTACCAATCTTGAGAAACACATCGTTCGGGTCGGCCTTGGCTATCTCCTGCACCCGCTGTACTTCTTCGTTGTACTGAATCTTCTGGGCGTTTGTGGGTTCTTTTATCTTCCCGAACTGCGCCTTCAGATCGTCTAGTACATCCTTAACTTCACCCGCTGCGCCTTTGATATCCTTGTAAAGCTGGCATCCTTTCTTAACGGCTGCAACCGCAGCGTTAGCGGCAGCTAGTAGGGTGAGCGGGTCCACATTTGATTACTCCCTTATGCCCAAGTACCTACGTTCACGTTAGCACCTGATGCGCCAATCGGATAGATCATGAAATAGCTACCTGCTGCTGTGGTGTATGCACCGCCGGGTGCTGCGGAACAAGTATATTGTGGGGTAAATGTGCCACCAGCATTGACGGAAACCGTGCCTTTTATATTCAGTAGAAAAAAACCTGTAGCTGAAGTTAGAGCACCTGACATGACGGTTGATGATGCTGTCTGAATAAACGCTTGAACTGTGTCTGATGTAGCTAAGCTAGTAAAGCTAGCCGTGTTATATTTTTCAATTACTCCGTAAGATATATTGTTAATGGTAGCAGTTCCACCAAAACCAATACTAAAGGTATGACTAGTAGTACCCGCAGATTTAGATAGCGCAACGACAGCGTCAAACGCGTATACCGTACTTGCAGACAACGTTACGCCGACACCAAAAGTGCTTTGCGCCGTGTTGACGTTAGCACCGGCTAGACCTGAATCCAGACGAAAGAACTGCGCTCCCGGCACTATCCCTCGCTGAGTGCCTTGAGGCGTCTGATAAAAAACTTTACCGTCGTATTCGGTCTGACCAGCAACAGCTGGCGAAGATAACGAACCGGAAGTCAAAACAAAAGGTTCTGGGGATGTAATTCCGTTAGTGCCGTCGATAATTACTGCCATTATGCTTCTCCTTCAGGTGTTGACTCTGGTGTAGGCTCAACCACTGTCTCAACAACAGGCGCAGCGCAGGACAGTGCCTTCAGCTCGTCCGTAGTCGTGCAGCTATCAACCAGACTCGTTACGTCACGCAGACGCTGTTTCTCAGCCACGATAGCAGCTGTGTCGCTACCAGACTCTAAAGCTCGTTGGAATAGAACATCCTGAGCAGCTAACAGTGGTGTACGTTCCGCACGTAGCCGGTCTTTAGTAATGGCTTTAGCCTTGTCAATATCAATAACAATCATGCTTTCACCCCAGCATTAGTAAAGTCAGCAGTCCAAGCATCACGGAACTCGCGGTCTGTTGGAATGTCAGCAGCGTCAACAATCAGATAAGGCTTGCCGCTTGGAATGTCTTTCATCGCTAGTTCAAGCGATTCAGTAGGGACAAGGATAGCAACGCCGCCATTGTCGTTAGGAAATAGAATTCTTTTCATGGCTGTCCTTTAGCGGAAAATGGCAAGGCCGTAGCTTGCTGCATCTACTCTGGTGCTTGCAGAACTTCCTACAACTCCTGTCGTGCCGTAGTAGCATTGCACAGAGCTAGTGTTGTAAGCAAAAACACCGCCAACATAAATATGGTCGCTTTGTGCGTGATTGTTAAATACAACTGCATAATTCGCATCAGGCATTGCGGTTGTAAAATTTACCGTGTAGTTACCCACACCATTATCTAAAATACTGGATACATTAAACGACCCACGAACACCTGTCATTGACGCAGGGTTTGTTACTGTTGTACCGTTAAAGCTCACCCATGCACGACAAAACGTACCAATCTCTGTACTGCCTGAATTGGTTACAATCGGCGGTGATGTTGTATTTGATTGAATTGTTCCTACTGTTAGAGTGGACATGATTAGTTACTCATAAAGGATGTTAATTGTGCCAGCGTCAAAGGTGTCTGTGCCGTTAACAGTGGTAATGCGAACTTGGGTCAGGGTGTTAGATAGGGTTTTGCTATATCCGCAAGCACAAATTGTATTAAGTCCTGTTGCTGCCCCAGAAAATGATACGACCCATGCATTACTTCCTATCAAGCTTATTGTGCAAGACCCATATAACGCAGACGCAGCACTCCATTGACCGGCTAAAGTAGCCCCGGTTGCGCTAGTTGCTGCAGTAGATGGGTTGTATGAGTAGCCTGCGTAACCTGTAATTTCAACGCCCCCGGCATCGCCTAACTGAATTTGCGGGATTGACGTACCATTCGTACTCACGCCGCTTAACATCACCGTAATTCGCTTTACCCAGCTAGGGATTGATGTAAAGTCAATCGACGTACCCGATGTCGAGGCAACTGCCGTACCCGACACAATCGGAGCCAGTGTTTCCGTTACCGCAACAAGCGTCTGCGTAAAATTACTTGCGGTAGTTGGTTCATTAATTGTAATTGAACCCCCGCTACTGCTGTTTAGAACTAAGCTCATTGTTTCCCCTTAGAGAATAACCCACCGCGAACCGGTAGGCACAGTTACTGTAACACTGGCGTTAATTGTAATTGGCCCCGTGCTCATGGCGCTATCGCCTGAAGTGATGGTGTAACTAGTGGTCACTGTCTGGCTATTTTCATAAAATACATTATCACCGCCGCCACCGGTTGCGCCACCTAATCCAACCCATGCGGAACCATTGTAGACTTCAGGTCGGCCAAAAGAAGTGTTGTATCGTAAATCAGCAGTGACCGGTGTTGGGCGTTGCGCCGTTGTTCCCGCAGGAAGCTGCACGGCCCCTGTGCCAGTAAAATTTACGTCGCCAGACGCGGACAACGTAGTAAACGCGCCCGTATTTGCCGTTGTTGCACCCACCGTGCCGTTGATGTTGATTGAGGCAGTACCGGTCAGGTTCGTGACAACCCCCGAAGCAGGGGTGCCCAAGGCAGGGGTGACCAGTGTGGGGCTATTAGCAAATACCAGTGCCCCAGAGCCGGTCTCGTCTGTCACCGCAGCGGCTAAGTTTGCCGAAGAAGGCGTACCCAACCAAGTAGCAACCCCGGTACCAAAGCTGGTAATACCCGTACCACCGTTAGCAACAGGCAAGGTACCAGACACATGGGTCGTTAAACCAATCTTGCCGTAACTCGGTGCGACACCCACACCACCTGAGATTAATGCGTTGCCCGTGGCTACATCAGCTAACTTAGACAAAGCGGTAGTCGTGCTGGCGAAAAGCAAATCACCCACAGCGTACGATGTTTGACCAGTGCCGCCCGAGGTAGCTACGAGCGTTGCCGATAAACCAGCGGCTGTTCCGGTGGTATTCTGGTTCAGTGTCGGCACATCCGCTGCTTGAATGGTGGACATCACTACGTTAGTGCCATTGCCGCGCAAATACTGGCCTGATGTAATCGCACCAGCAAATGCGTTCATCGCAGCCTGTGCAGATGTTTGCCCAGAGCCGCCATTAGCGATTGGCAATGTGCCAGACACGTGTGTAGTAAGGCCAATCTTGCCGTAGCTTGGGGCTACACCTACGCCACCTGAGATAAGCGCGTTACCTGTAGCTACGTCAGCTAACTTCGAAAGCGCTGTGGTTGTAGACGCAAACAGTAGATCGCCGACAGCATAAGATGACTGACCTGTGCCGCCGGAAGTTGCGGCAACCGTCCCAACCAGCGCATCAACAGATGTTGCGCTATTAATAGTCGAATACCACTGTGTAGTAGATGAGGCGTTAAACTCCAGTATTTCACCAACAGGCAGCGAAATAGCAGCATTTGCAGCCAACGCATCAATAGCGGCACCTGTAGCCGGGTAGACGTTAACCGGATTTGCGCCTTTATTTACGATTATTACTTTACGCCCAGTGGTCGCCGTTGGCAGCGTAACGCCAGACGGGTTAGCTGCTGCGGTAGTAATTACGTTAAAGTCAGACGCTATCGCGCCTTGGCCCTGCGCATTAGTCCCCGCAGTAACTGTAGCCGACGTTGAAAAAGTAGGTGCGGAAAGCGCTGGGGCAGTAGCAAATACTAACGCCCCTGTACCTGTCTCATCTGTAACAGCAGCCGCTAAATTTGCACTTGAAGGCGTACCTAACCAAGTAGCAACGCCTGTGCCCAAACTTGTAATGCCCGTACCACCGTTAGCAACAGGCAGCGTGCCAGATACGTGAGTTGTCAGGCCGATCTTGCCGTAAGAAGGGGCTACGCCTACGCCGCCTGAGATCAGTGCATTACCTGTAGCTATGTCAGCTAACTTAGATAAGGCCGTAGTTGTGCTGGCGAAAAGCAAATCACCAATAGCGTAAGAAGCTTGCCCAGTACCGCCAGAAGTTGCGGGTAACGCCGTACCCAAAACTAATGTTGAAGCGTAGTCAAGTCCGAACGCTACGTTGGTGCCGTCGGAGAAAACAATAGTCTCCCTACCCGCCGGAATAGTGGTGCCTGTGCCAGCAGCCGTTGTGTTACCAAGAACCGTAGAGCAAAAAATCGTCGCATCGTAGGCACTCGAATTGCGGATGATATAAACCTTATCCGCTGGTGGAATATAAACGTTGAAGTTAGCCGTAGTCGTCGTAGTCAAATTAATGACCATGTTCCGCGACTGATCTGCTGCGCCGTTTAGCGCGGTTAGTGCTTGGTTAGCGGAAGTAATACTAACTGACACATACCCGGCAACTGCGTCCTCAATAAGTGTGCCAAGATTTGTGTTGGTTGTTACCCCCCACGTACCCGACTGTTCGCCGGTAGCAATAAGCTCAATACGTAGATTAGGTGAATAAGTAGAAGGCATATCAATTCCTTACAGTATCGTGTCTAGCTTTTGCCAATTTGGAGTCTGACTATCGTCAACACTTACCCACCCAGTGTTTGTGTTAGTGGCTATAGTGTTCCATCCCGAAGAAGTATTTGAATCTATTGCACTCCACATCGGGACGTTGTTCGTGTTTATATAACCCCAGTTTACGGTCTGACTATCGTCTATCAGTTCCCACAACAACCTTCGAGTAACTTCGTCGGTTGCGTTTACAATCTCTACCAAAGCTGCGGCAAAAATTGCCGACGCATTTACTACGTCTCTTGCTGATGTCGCCTCAGAAACTTGCGTTGCAAAAGTTTGTCTTGCAGCCACTGCGCTACTAACTGAAGCCGTGTTCGTTACCGTCGTTACAAAAACCTGTTGTGCTACTTGAGTATCTACCCCTGAAGCATTTTCTGCAATATCCGCGTAGTAAGCAAAAACAGACTCAAGCCCGTCAACACCAGAACCCTCTTCTTGCACCTGCGCATCAAATTGTTGCGTTGCTAAAATATTATCTACACCACTGCTTGCTTCAGAAACGCTTGTTGCAAAAGTCTGTCTCGCTATATTTGCATCAATAGCACTTGCCGCCTCTGCGACAGTAGTTCTAAATGTCTGCAACGCGGTGTTTGCGTCAACTCCAGAAGCAGTCTCGTTTACTGTAGATCGGAACGTTTGAACTGCTGTAGTAGTGTCCACGCCAGACGCGGTTTCACCAACACGCCCAGTAAACACACTGCCAGCAACAACACCTGAGTCAAGAGCGGAAGCGGTCTCGGCTTCATCGCGGTAGTAGACGGACATACCCCATCCAGCCTCTCCCCACGTTCCGGAACTCCATCCGCCCTCAGCCATTATTACTCCACGAGTTCAAGTGCCGCTTCGTCAAACCACCTCTGCGCTGCCGCGCCGTCCAGATCAATCCACTCAATCAGATATTGAACGTGACCATCCTCGTCCATACGCATTGCAGCTACAGGGCCTTGCGGGACTACAGCTTTGAGTCGTACTGTGTCGTTTTTTCTAAAAGTAGCCATGTTTCACCTATTAAGTTGCGGTCAGGCTAAAAGTGTAAGTTACATTCAATACGTCTCCAGATGCTACCGTACGGTCCCCCGGTGATTGAAAGTCCGATGCTGAAAACAGAATCCCCGTCGTACCACTCTTAGTACTATTGCTTATTAAAAACGCCCCACCTACGGTCGCAGTTGCATTAATCGTAAACGATGCGGGGGACGCAGTATTACTAATTTCTGATGGATTAGCCGTAGTTGCTGTACCAAATGTAGCCGCTGGACGCGTCGCGTTGCTATAAGGGACGATTTCGGTCCAACCAATATGGGATGCTGCGGTGTCAGAAGCGGCGGGGGTATTAGACGCGCCATCACCATATAGCCCAATGAACCACGTAGCTGTGTACGTTGTACCAGTAAAGTACTTGGTATTCATATCTTGCAAGCCGACATTGACTACAAGATTGGGGGTTTCCGCGACCCATTTAACCCCGCCGTCTGGGGCAACGCATTCAATGCGGTACACCCCTTTAGCGCCAGCCGTTTCATCCGCATTCTTGGAAGACGCGATAAGAGCCGAAATGAAGTCTGCGGAAGTTGAGTTGTCTGCAAACATATTAGTTCCTCAAGGTAGTCTGATAAGGGCCGTTGTAGCCGTATTTGCTGGCATAGTGACCGTGTTGCTGATGGCTGTAAATGTTTTATCTGAACCAAAATCTAAAACCAAAACTGATTTGTTGCTGCGTGTTACGTTGTAGATTAACGCGCCACGAGCGGTAAAGTTAGCGCCGGGCCATGACACATTATTAAAATCTACATACACAGCCCCCGCGTTTGGCCCTGTGGTTTCTGTACTGATTGTAGCCCCCGTCACTGCAACCCCACCTGCTGTGTAGCCCGTGCCTGTTACTTCGTTTGTCGTTGTGTACACAGTGGTCAACTGCCCGATGTCTGAGAACGCCGTGTACAACGCCATCCGCAACGTGTCGGTCGCCAAGTTCTGCCCCGCTTGGAGCATCTCTTGTTTAAAGCTGTTTGTGAGTCCCTGTTGAATAGCCATTACGGATTCACCTTAATCTTAGCCTGACCATCACGGTAAGCATCACCACGCTCAAGACCCGTACCCAGACGGTTCAGTTGACCCAAGGCTTCATCGTACTTACCTTTGTACGTAGCCATCATGTCAGTCTCACCCTTCAAGAATATATAGGCTTCAACCATAGCACCGTACAGCAATACCGGCGAGTAGTTGTCGCCCAGCCATGTACGGCCATCACCAGCAACTGTAATTGATTCTGGGTATGCGTAGTAGTGCAACTCCATACTGTAAGTAGCGTCTGGAGTTGGGCCAAGGATAAAACTTAATTCGTCCGTAGTAACGCTGGATATAACGGTTGGACCAAATAAAGCGTAATACTGTGGCAGTCCCGTGCTTGCTGGATTGGGGTACGCCGCCCGGATAAAGTTGACATCTTTATTCAGCAGATACTCGTAGTTGCCCGTACCGTCAATGACCGCCATAGAAAACACCGACATAAAGTCGGAGGGACAGGACAAATATTTATTGCCCCCCGTTGTCGTGCCTGTGACGTTTTTTCGCAGTGGGGGAATCTGAACCGTGTTGTAGATACGCTCTTCAGCTTGCGAAATAAACAAGTTGATCTGTTCAGTGCCGTTAGACGTGGTCGTGCCTGTACCCGCTACGTCCGTCCACGTATTTGTGGGGAAGTCGTTTTGCAGGTAGTTCTTAACCGCAATGAACAGTTCGTTGTACGTCATGATTAACCCATCGGACCACGAGCCATCGTGCCTTTAGTTGCCGCACCAGTACCACGAATTTTAATGCCCGAAGTCTTGGTTTCTTTATAGTTACCTTTGCTGACAACCCCACCAGCAATGTTCATCTCGTTCATATACGTAGCGCCAGTCTTTTCTGGCACCTGCGCCGTTACTTTTTTAGCGTCCATAGTATGTGGCTCCGCGTAAACAGCAGCTTGGCCGACTTCTTTGCCGCCCTGCTTTTGTGAAAATTTAGCCATTATCGGCCCCGTCCACCAGAACGCTGGTTCATAGCACGAGCCATATTACGACCCATCTTTTTCATGGCTTCGCCAGTCACGCCGCCTTTAGCCATACCCTTGTGCATACGCTTCTCGTGTGCCTTGACTTCTGCCTTGGCTACTTTCTTCATGCTGTCCATATAGACTCCTATGTAATCGTTACACTACCCACTACACTGATAGGGGCCAGAGCATTTGGCGTCAACCCCGCGTCATTCCCACTCGCCCCACCAACCGGTGCCCAACCCCACTGAAACACCCGGCTACCGCCTGACGGATCACCAAAATCCGTATCGTTCGTAAGCTGCAACCCAGTATATCCAGCCTGTCTATAGCTTACGTCTGGCCTTGGTTCCCGAACTGCTTGTGGGTCATTCACTGGATACAGGCCCAATGATAACTGCGGTTGATCCGGTTCCCAACACGTTTGGCACACTTTAATCGAGACCTGCTTGGTCTTGATCGTCAGCTTGCGCAACTCCTTCAACTTGTAGCGAAACCCACAGCGGTCGCATTCCGCAATTGAGTGTTTCCCGCTAGAATACTTACTCGGCATACATCACCGATAGAACGTAGTACGCGGTACAAACCGATCTGGTGCCTTCTCGCGGTCTTCCTGCGATGCCAACTCCCAAGCTTCAGCGTATTCAGCCTTCAAAAGACTCATACGGTCGAGCGAAATCTCTGGTAGTTTTAAAGCCAATTTAGAGGCCAATCCAGCTATCAGTGCGTTTTGAAAGCGAAACGGAATCTCTTCCACATTTACACCCGTACCCGCATCCACAATCCGGCGCAGCCGCCAATACACAAAGTAGTAGTACGGACTCGCCAAACTACCCTGATCTGGTGACGGCCACACATTAATCTGTGGGTATGCGGGTGTAGCACCCAGTAGGTCTGTAGTCTGCCCGGAGCGGCGGTTTACCCATACCTGAATCGGACGACCTTGCGTCAACTTGTTGGGGATTGTGGAGTAGGTTGAGACGCTGATCCGGCTGATGTTGATGTCGGTCTGATTAGATATTTGTCCGGGACTAGTACGAATAACATGCTCCAGAAGATCCACGGTATCGTTAGGTAAATCATAAGTCACCGTCCCTTGCACTAGAGGAATCTGTCCCTGCTCCACTGTCCAGAGGTTAATACCCCGGTTAGCCCACTCCGTAATAAGTAGGTTGAGACTACGCCGCGCCGTGCGGAAGTCGTAACCAGTACGCAACTCTTTGCCGCAACGCTCAAAAGCCTCTTCGATTATCTCGTTGAGGTCTGGGTTAAACGCAGTTGTCGATGTAGTTACGGCCATTACCTAAACCCCGCTGTTTTCTTTGCAATGCCTTTGGGCTGTGCAACGAACTGCTTACCTTTTGCTTTCCCTGCCCGCTTTGCCTTCGTTGTGGCGGCATACTCGGCTGGGCTTAACGCCTTGATCGCCTTTTCCGGGAGATAACGCTCGCCGGTCTTTGACGATGGCTTTCCTGACTTTGTTCGCCATTTCTGGTCTCCCCAGTCTTTCAAGCTTTTCTGCGGCGCTTTCACTTCATCATACCCCGCGTCTTACCGCGTTGGGCAATACCGTCTGCACGGGAGGAAGCTGACTTAACCTTGCCGCCCTTTTTCATGCCGTATTCTTTTTGGTTCTCAAGCGCGGCTTTATCGCTTTCTTCACGTTCTTTTTTTGCCGCACGTTTTTTGTCGAGCGCGTGTACCCCTGCCATACTCCCCATAATAACCGCGCCGGGAACACCAATTGCTTTCATTGCACCGCGCTGCATTTCTGCTTTGCCTTCCGGACTTCTACGGTACATCATCTCTTCGTAGTCATCCATTGGTTGCATACCACGTACAGGGTTCTTTTCAGCCACGATATCCTCCACCTGCTGCTTTATATTTCTTCGCCACGAGTTGTGCCTTGCGGGCTGACCACTGACCTGCGCCTGTGCCATGAGTGGCTACGGACTTTACCTGCGACACGATCTTCTTGCGAAGGCTCGGCTTCGTGTAATTACCTGCTGCATTAACCTTGCCACCTTCTTTATATTGCGTAAAGTTGGTGTCATCCCGCCTAGCCTTTTTCTTAGCCTTAGGCATCTTAGAAGGATTGATGTCACCCATACCACGCGAGGGCATCATCAGCACATCTTCCCACGAGTTTTACCGCGCATAGCAATACCATCACCACGTCTACTTGCCGATGATTTAACCGCGCCGCCTTTTGCCATCTTAACCGCGCCGCCTTTTTTCTTGCCCAAGCCCAATGCTGTTGCCGCATCGCCGCTAATAGCTTGGGGTAGTTTTGAATTAGGCTGCCCAAAGCTTTTTATACTTTGCATAGGCATTGAAATAGTGTTAGCTGATTGAGGACCGTTGCCCATATTTTTGCTTTCTTGGGCCAGAAAGTCAGCATACGTTTTAGCCATAGGCACTACTATCGCGCCGGGTGGTGGGGTTGTGTCTAATTTTTGTTGAGCGCTTTTTTGCATTGGATTTGCGGGTAATGCACGTTGAGAACCTACACTTGTACCCCGGTTTAATATAGCGTTAGCTGCGCTTTGTAGTTGCGAACCCATTGGGCCAGCTATGGTTTTACCGCTTTTTGTGTCTTTTATGGCCCCTCTTATGTCATCAAGCGAAGGCTCAGTCCGTGTTTGCTGAGAGCCTGTTCCAGTAGCGCCGCTTTTTTGGGCCTGAAAGTCAGCATACATTTTATTCATCGAAGGCGTAGGAGTTACAGGACGTGCACCTTGCTGTGCTTTAGCAGCGGCTTGCATCTGTGATTGTGTACGCATGGGAGCGGCTTGCGGTTGCATACGCATCGGGGGTTTCGCCGGACCTTTAGCCATGCCGCCAAACATCATCCGCTTAGTTTTTGGTTTCGCTGTTGCCATGATTAAGCCCTCGTCTTTCCACGAATTGCAATACCGTCAGCACGTTTAGACGCAGACGACCTAGATACTTTACCGCCTTTTTTAAACACAGCACTAGGCGATGCCGCAGGGGTAGCCGTTGCTTGCGGCTGCATATTAAATGTTTGATTCACGCCACTTGCTGACTGGTCAGTAGGGGCTGCGGCCTGTACATTTGTACCAAACGGATACGTGGGCTGTTGCGTAACCCCGCCGTCGTTGTAGCGTTTCTTAGGCATTACGCCCTCCTATTAGCACTTACCGCCGTACTTCATGCCCTTGGCGCTACCAGCCATTTTAACCATTGCGCCTTTGGTTTTGCCTTTGACAGCAACGCCGTCACGGCTTGGGGCAGCGGTACGAACCGAACCCATCTTTGACGCAGTAACACCGCCAGCAGCCATTTTCTTAGGCTTCATGCCAGTTTCTGCCATTTCATGTTTCATCATGGACTTAGGTGCGCCCTTTTTCTTCATGAACGCAACTTCTTTCGCCATCATTTTCTTTGACTCAGCCATACCGCCTCCTGATTTAGTGAACTCTTTACCCACGGATTGTGGAACTCCTGCTGCTTTAGCAAACTTGGGGTTATGAGCCACAGCTTGCATGAACTTTTCTTGCTTTTTGGACACGGTAGGCATATCAGACCTTTACAATCCAACCTTTACCCATGACAAACCCAAATACCAGAATGCCAATCCAAATCAACGCTTTCTCAACGACTGTTTTGCCTATCTTCTTGTAAAGCTCTGAAGACAGCTCTTCAATCGCAATCTTTGCGGCTTCTTTAGCGATAAGCCTTTCGCGTTCTGTTAGTTCAATATCAGACATGATTAGCACGCCCACTTCCTTAAACTTTTATTAATCCGGCTATTCGGATCGTTCGCGGTTTTCGACGAGGTGAGCTTCTTTTTCATCCCTTCCATTCTGGAACAAAATGATTTTTTCCTTGCGCCGCCTTCCGGCTGGGGGGCTTTCAACCCCGGCTTCCCCGGATTCGCTGCGTTGTAGGAGGCTCTCCCTTTGGCGTTTAGACCACCCTTGGGATTTTTGCCCTCTTTCCTCTGCCATGCTGGTGATTTAGCCATAGAACACCGTTGCGGTTACAGATGAGCCACACCCCACAAAAATACCGTTGGGGCAGTAAATACCTTCGCCCGGAATCAAGATAGGTAGACCAACGGTGTTGAAGGTGTCGATTTCTAATGCAATCTTGCTATAGGCCGTGACGTTACCACTTGTCGTAGAAACCACCAAAGGGTCTACACAAGTAAACGTATCGTCGCCCGTCTTTGTAATTTCATACGTACCATCTCGCGCTGTACCAGACGTAAAGTTCAAGAACACACGCTGCCCAGTAACAAAGCCGTGGTTCACTATCGTGACGGTAATTGTAGAACTAGGGTTTGTACGAGAATACGTACCAGACGAATTAACCGTTGGGTCGCATATAGCGGTATTTCTTGCGGACACCGTTGCGCTTGTTACCGTAATAGATTTCAAACGCACAGGAGTCTGCGTTACCAACAGTCCAGTGTTTGCGGCACGGGCGGATTTAACGTCAGTCTGCATCATGGCCTATTCCTATCCGTAAAAAATAGTCATAGTGACGTTAGTGGACGGTAGCAAACAGAACAAACCACCTGTTGCAAGAATGCCTTCACCCGGAATCAACGTGTAAAAAGACGTACCCGAAGAGCAGTCCAGTTCAACAAGGACTTTGGGGTACAGCGTCACATTACCGCTGGTAGTCAGACTCGCCGTTGTTACAGTGAACGTATTAGTTGTTACATTTGCCACGTCATATGAATCATCTACCGCTGTTCCGCTAGTGAAGTTAAGCCCCACTCTATCGCCGTTCGACAGCCCATGATTGGCAATAGTCACGGTGCAGGTCGTTGAACCCGGAATATCATACGTTCCCGTCAACGCCCCCGCAGTATCAACTACGCACGAGTTAAAAGTGACAGACGAAACGGGGGATATAACCACGCCTTTTAAACGCGTGCGATCAGCATACGCCAGCGATGAAGCTGTTGCATGGAACGACTTTACGTCGTATTGCATAGCCATATCGGCCCCCTAATTAGACGTTCTGCTGACCAACCAGCGGATCGGTAACGTAGTACAGAATATGACCAGAAACAGTGCCGCCAGTAGGCTCATCGCCAGTATTAGCACCGCCAGTGATATAGACCAACTCAGTAGCTGACATCACGGTGCCCAACGAAGCGCCCGCGCCGCTATCGCCCCAGACAACCTGCTTCTTGCCAGCATCGGCAGAGTAGTTGTCAATTAGTGCGGTTGGGGAGGCTGTGCCGGTGTTATACAGCGTGAAGCCCATGTCCATCGTAGGTGTAGTACCGCCAGTACCAGTAGCATCAAATTGAATAGCGGTGATTACAGCACCTGCTGGGAGAATAAGGTTTGCTGCGCCGGATACCGACGAGACCTTAACCCTGCTGGTGTTGACGAGTGTGGGGTCGAAATAGAATTCAGCAGCCATGACGCCGGAGCCACAATACGCGGTGCGAGTCTGATCGCCGCCGCCCGAACGCCAAATACTTTGGGTAGTAGAAAGTGCCATTTGAATTTTTCCTCATGCGGTTAGGTGCGACGATCTGCATGAAGTCAGCCGGGACTGTTCGCTCGCACCGGGTACACCCGGATTGCTCTCTTTATACTAGGTGGAATGGGGGGTGTCAAGATATTTAAAGGACCATCCTTTATAGGGGCCACGCCTTAGTGGCGCACCTGATTTTAGAGCGCGATTTGCCGTTGGAGGAGATATACCCGCAGCTTCCCGCAGAGCTTGGATGCTATCGTAACCCAGTGTTTTTCCGTCTGGGCTTGTGGCTACAACGGCCCGGCTAACCTTGGCACCGTGGTCTGGACGTTTCTTACCATACCAGTAATTACCTTCGCCTGATAGGGTGGCTGCGATTTTGGCTCTGACTTCGGCAGGTTTGGGTTTACCAATGAGATGAGCGGTCTTACGCTGTATTGTCTCTTGGTCTTGGGTTCGCCCTTTGGAAGCTGCTGCAATGACTGCTTTAACCTCATCTGTGTGTTTATACCCCCACGTAGGGCTTAGTTCCCCAGACATACCAAGAGTTGGGGCTGTGGCGTCTACTCCAAGGTTGTAGCAGTAGTCTTTGCCAACATGTTCCTTGAGCCAGACATTTTCCGCAGCTAGTAGATCGGCAGCGTCGGGCAAGTCCTCTACCACGACAAACACGAATGCTTGCTCGCCGTACTTATTCCACGAATTCTGTAAACGTCCATTTGAGTGTTTATTATTTCGTAACTCTGAGAAATGTCGGGTCTTGCGCCGCTTCAGGTCTACCGCACTTCCCACATAAAACTTGTTATTGACCACATTGATGATCTTGTAAATACCTCGTGCCATACGTCCTCCTCGCTTAGATACGGGTAATGTACCTGATCTGAACGAATAACACAAGTAAAAATAAAAGAGGGAGCCGAAGCTCCCTCATATATCGCATGAAACCTAGCTTTTGGCTTAGGCGCCTTGCGAACCGTACATCCCAAGTGGATCGCTCCAGCCGAAGGAATAACGCTCACGAGCCTTGTAACGGACGTTGCCGGTGTCAAAATCCCCGTCCATGTTCTGAGCCAGAGGGCTACGAACAAAGTGCTTCATGCCGTTTGGAACGTCAGTGGTCAGGAACCATGCGTTTGTGTCGGTCAAGAAGTGGTTGATCGTAAAACCTTCTGGGATCGAGCCATTGTTCTTCAGGGCGTTAACGTCGTTGTCATTGGTACCGACACGGAGTTCGGTTTCCAGCAGACGAGTCGCAACGAACTGGAGAGCAGGGGGAACGACCAGCTTGCGTGGTTTAGCAGCAATCAGCAGACCACGTTCGTCAGTCCACGCAGCAATTTGAATCACAGCGTTTTCCAGCGAAGTTTCGTTCAAGTCAGCAGGTGTCGAAGGGATATTCGAGTTAGCGCCACCACCGACCAAGGGATGCGAAGCCGAGAACAGAGGTACACCATCGCCGCCGTAGTATGCAGCAGAGTTGGTGAAGCCGTTGTTCAGAACCGCAGCAGCTTTAACCTGCTTAGTGTACGACATAGCACGAGCCAGAGCCTTGGTATAACGAGCCGACAGGCTGTCATACAGGTTGTCCTCGATGGCCTCTTCGGTCAGCGAGAAACCAAGAGCGATGGTTTCGTGGTTGTATCGAGCGGTCCAAGCTTCCTGACCATTGTCGTACGCGATTGCAGAACCTTCGTTCTTAACCGGTGCGGCAGAAAAGCCAGACAGTTTGGTTTCTTCTTCGAAGGAACGCTCAGAGGTCTCTGTTTCGTAGATCTCTTTGTGCTCTTCGCCGTAACGTGCATACTCCAGACCGAACAATGCGTTCAAGCCGGGGAGCAGCTCTTTCAATAGTTGTGCGCGTGAAATAGCCATGATTTAGCTCCCTTATACGTTGGCAGTGCCGGTCGGGTTGAGATACGAATGACCGCCGTTGTATGCCACGACGTTGGGCGCACCCTCAGTCAGCGTGATATACGGCATGTTCCATTTAACAATTACTTCGCTGTAGTTACCGCTGGAGTCAACAGTCTCTTCGATGAGACCAACGACACGCAGTGGCAGCGTAAACGCGGTATTCGAGCCAGAATCGTAAGCACCGATCTTGGAGTTACCCGAA